GCCGCTTCTGCTCTCGTGCGAAATTGGACGGCCATAGAATGATCGCGCCCATATAAGTCGCAAAGCGCTAGTGCGGCAGCCTCAATTTCTTTGTCCGTTGGCGGCGGCACTTCTATTGGCGTTGGTCTCCACTGGTTTTCACACGGGCCAAAATAACCTTCCTTGCCACCGGAAAATTGCAGCCACTCGTCGGTTGTGTAGATACCGGCACCCGGAACAATATCTACAATGCGCTGCTTCCCGACGATTTCGCCTTTGGCGCTATCACATGCACCAACGCCAAGGCGGCGGTCCACTTTTTCCTTTGTCTCTTGCGTAATTGGCCCGTCTGTCATTGGCCGCATCTTTTTTGACGCCAACGAGAAGTCGCCGTCGTTGGTGAACGCCACCGACACCGCATTGGCGAGTTTAACGACCTCATGGCGCGGCAGTGTGATGCCCGCGAAGGGGCAACCGCTGTCAGGCCCGAGCATAATGATTTCGATTTTTCCGTCCCTCACTTGGATCATAAAGAACGGCGACCTCTCCACCAGTTTTGTGGATTTGTTCTGCGGGTCTTTCACAAACTTATAAATGATCTTGTCAATCATGGCCGTCTCCTTCGTTGGGGAACAAAGTAATCATGGGATATCGCCCCCGCTGGTGAACTGACTGGACAGCGCGCCGTCAGCCTGCCCGAGATTGTGCTGGCTGCTCATGCCGAGCAGCTCGGCCAGGTAATGCGCGACGCGCTTGGCCAGGCCCTCCTGGTCCATGCTGGGGTCGGCTTTGATCGTCGCGTCGATGGTCGTGTGTTGCGACGACGCCGTGCCGGCGCCAACGGCGCCTACCGGGCCACCGGTGCCGATAGCAGGCGGTGCGTTGGGCCATGCCGGCGCAGCCGTCAGTGCGCCGCCCAGCAAAAACTTGCCGCCCTCATAGGTGCCACCGGCGAACGCGCTCAACGCAGCAATCGTGCCCGCGACCGGCAACCCGTACCCGGTCATTGCGGCCCCGATAGACAACGGGGACGTCATAAGCACGCCCTCGGCCATGCCCTTGCCGAGCGCTTCGCCTAGCGTGCCCTTGGCCGGCGGCCCGAACGTGGTGCCCTGGCTTGGCAGGTGACCGGATATAGTTTTGAAAATCTCGTCAACGCCGCGCAGCCCGACCAGCAGCGGCGGCAGCACGTATTGACCCAGGTCGGCCAGCACGTTGGTCATGTCCTGCCACGTCTCGCGCGCCTTCTGGATCGGCGACTCTTTGCTGTAATCTTCGAAAAAGGTTGCGTAGCGGCCCTTGAATTCGGGGAATTCCCTTTTTAGTTCGGCCTCCTGTGCCACCACAGCCGGCGACATTAGAATCGACATGCCGCGCTGGCCCTGCTCGCCAAAGTTCTTTTTCATCATGGCGCTCCGTTCGGCAATTGGGAGGAGTTCTGTTTTTTGACGAACAAGGCTTTTCGCTAAATTGATGTCCACGAATTCACCTGTCGGATCGTAAGCTAAGTATTTGCCAGCTTCGTCGACTAGGCCGACCTCCTTCATGGCGAACATTCGTCTGGCGTATTCTTTGGATGACATTATCCGAGGATCAGGCGGCAGCAATCGCTCAAACGCCGCCCGCAGCCAGGTGCCGGATTTTGTGTTGGTCGCGCCCGCGCGGGCCAGCGCGGTCGCCTCATACAAGACGTCTTCCGGCTTGACGTTGAGCGCAGTGTGCAGGGTCGGCATGGCGTAGGACGCGGCGCGCACCATTTGCGGCATTGTCGCCGGGTTGGTGGTGGACAGGAACGCGAGCAGCGGCGCCATGCCCTTTATGTCCTCGATGCCGTACTCTTGCGACATGTGGGCCTGCTGGACGAGCGAATCCATGGCGCCCTTTAAGTTGGTGCCCGGCTTGACCTTGGCCTCGACCGCCGCAGCACGCAGCATTTCAGGCAAAATCCCCAAGCCGCCGCTTTCCTTGCCCGCGGCCCCTTTCAGCAGCCGGATTTCGTCGGTCGCCGCCTCGGCGATCTCCTTATAGCCGAATCCAGTAGTGGCCGCGGTGCTTTGGATAAGGCTACGGAAATACTTGTCGTTCTCTGGCGTGTTGGGCAGGCCGGCATGCCATTTCATTTGAAAAATAGCGTCCTCGAGTTCGGCCTGCTCAAAGACGCCATACGCCAGCGCGCCGGCGCCGATCATGGCCGCTGTGCCGTGGTGAGAACTGCCAGCACGGAAATACCCGCGCATGCCGCCCGGCAGTGGCATGCCGATGCCCTCGGTGACAAAGCCGCCGCCGCGGCTACCACCGCGGCCAGGCCCATGGCGGCCACCGCGGCCGCCAATACCGACGCCACCGACCGCGCCGGCCCCCACACCGGCCACATTCGGCACCCGCAGGCCACGCGCCACGCCGGCGGCCCTGGCCAGTGCCGCTGAAAGTTCCCGGGCGTTTGCGGTCGCCATCACCAGGTCGGCATTCATTGCCCCCAGGCTGGCCGCAAATGCTCCGCTCGTATCTTCGGACACTTTGCCTATACGTGCGATTGCGTCGGCGGCCTTGGTCGCGCCGGTCGTCACGCCGCTAAAGGTCAGGCGACCGAAGCTGCGCAGCGTCTTGACGGCCGCCGTCATGGTCACGTCGACGTCGCGGCCCAGCTTGGCTATGCGCTCAAGCGCCGGGCTTGCCTCGTCCACAATCCTAAAAAGGGCTCCTACTTCATAGCTACTTATCATCGCACACCCTTCGGCGTGAGCAATGACACCGCCAGCTGGCCGAAGAACAATTCAAGTTGCGGGCCAGATCGCGATGCCGCCAAACCAATAAAGGGCCGCGGCGGGATGCTGCCGGTCGGCTTAAGTGTTCCGAATTCTTGCCAGAAAGCTATTTTGCTGGTCGACCCGACGGCGCCAACGGACCCAACGGCATAGAAGCCGATTGACTCGCGCATTTCGCCGGTGCGCAGCAGTGGGTCAGTAGCGCTGATCCTGCCGAGATATCCGAGTTTTTGCTTTTCCGCGATCGTGCTGTCGGCCAGCGGTGCCCAACCTGGCATTTCGTGGCCGATATAGCTTTTAGCTTCTAGCGCAACGGATTCCACAACCGACCGCAGGGCAGTCGTGACACCCGTGCGGCTCTCACCAACCGCGCGCTCCATTAGATTTGAAAATTGTTTGAACGACAGCATGGTCTAGCCCTGCCCCGGGAACTTGACCCGGCCCGTGGCCCAATTGACCGCGCCGCCCTCCAGCTGCTGGGCGCAATACAGGAACGCCTTGCGTTCTATCGCGCCCATCGCCCGTGCCTCTGCCCACGATACGTGCCCGCCTGTCGCGCGCACGCATTCCCTAAAGTCAGGGTCCTCGCAGATTTTTTTTTACAATCTGCAGCTCTTTCAGTTTCACCGCCGGCCAGTACTCGCTCAGCACGTAGGCTAAGACGTCCAGCGAATTGTCCCCCAGCAGGTTGGCGACTTTTTGCACATCGACCCGGCTGGTAATCGGCGGCGGCTTCTGGCCGTCAATTGAGCGCACGCTGATGCAGCAGCGTGCAATCAAGTCGAGCGCGTCGCTGGGCGGCTGGCCGGCCATCAGGATGGCGACGCGCGCGGTCAGCGACACGCCGGCGGGCGGCCCAAACACCACGTCGCGGCCGTCCGGCAGCTTCAACTCAATCGTTTCGATATCTTCGCGCGGCTTGACCACGTCGGCCGGGTCGGACTGTGTGCCCTGTTCCTCGGCCGCATGCTCGTCGTGCTGCTGCTGATGCAACGCAGCCGTGCGCTCGGGCGACGGCACTGGCCGTCGATTGCGCGGTGCCGCCTGTCGCGCTGCCACGGGTTTTTGTCCCGCTACCGCAGCCGCGATCTCTGGCGGTATTGCGCCGCCGGTCGGCGCCTTTATGGCGCCCGTGCTGAGGGTAAGCTCTGGTGATCCCATGGGGGTGGGGCTCCTTGGTTAAGATTTACGCGGCGGCTGCAAGCGCCGTCAGGAAGGGCGCGCCGCCGCCGGTCCCGACGCATTGCGCCCAGGCGAAGGCGAGCGACTGGTCGACCTCCTTCATGCCTTTGTAATTGCCGAATGTCGGCTTGTTGAATTGCACGCCGGTGTACAGGTACTCGTCCACCGTGCCGTCGCGATTCAGTATGTTGATCGACAGCGAGAATTGCGGGATGACGCCGCGGCGGTGATACGCGTCCATCAGGTCGAGTATCATTTGCTGCAGGTTGCCGTTGGCGCGCGCGAAGGTGAAGCGGCCGGTGCCACCGTGCCAGGTGACCTGGTGCACCGGTATGCCGCCATTGTCGATCGGCACAATAGTAATCAGCGTGTCGACCGCCTCGGTGTCAATGTCCATGACGCGCCCGAGGTCGGACAGCGGGAACTGGTCGCCGTAGTCATCTTGGACGATGCACGACGCATCGGTGCCAACCGAGAATCCATTAACGGTTACAGCTACCATGACTTAGTCTCCTTTGGCTGATCGGTGACGCGTATCTCGTTAGTTGCTAGGCGGCGATTGCCCCGGTGTAGCACCAACGGTCACTACAGTCGTGCCCCCTTGAAGGGTGAGAATAAAGAACCGCACGCTGGACAGATAGCGCACGCGCACCAGCACATAGCAGTAATGCTGCGCAACGCTTGTCGGCGTGTTGACGCCCTGGCCCGCGACTGCGTTCTGGCTGGCGTCGAAAGTACAGACCACCGCAAAGTCGTCGATCTGCCCCACGGTCCCGTTCGCCCCCTTGAGGCCTTGCAGGAAGGTGTTGAGCTGCAGTTTGACCGCATTGCGGAACGGGTCGTTGGGCTGCTGACTCTGCAGCTGGTCGACGAACACGCCCATGGCGGCCTGGAAACTGCGCGCCAGCCAGCAGGTCATGCGCCAGTATTCAAAGGGCTGCGTGACGCGCGTGAGCGACGTCGTCTGGCCGTGCCGTATGCCGAACACCGCGCCTGCCGGAATCGGGTTGGCAATGAACATGACGCCGGCGCTGGCCAGCTGCCCGACCTCGGATTCGCTATACGGCACATTGCCCGTGGTCGGATTGTTGCGCTCGGTGCCGACCACCAGCGCGACCTGCTTATTGCCGGGCGACTGCGCCGGCGGCAGCGTGGTGATATAGCCGCCGATGTACGCGTTGGGCGACACCAGGCGCGTGATCGCATTGACCGGGTCGTAAAAGTACACCCAATCCTTAGTCCAGGCGAAAGCCGGGTCGTGCACGGCGACGGCCGACACTTGCGCGAGCGCGGCCGCGGTGGTGGTGCCCAGCGCCATGGCCTGCAGCAGGCTGCAGCCATTAACCTGCGCGAACTGCAGCAGCGTCGGGGAAATGGTTATGTCGGTGCAGCCGACCAGCCAGACGACGCCGACTGCCGGGTTTTGGCTTTGCAGCGCGTACAGCCCGGTGGGCGGAATCACGCTGTTGCTGCCCAGCAGCGTTGCGGTGACGACGCCGGCGCGGCCGTCGGTGCCGCCGCTGAATGCGTAAGTACCGGGTGTCGGCGCCCCGACCGCCTGGTTATAGGCGCCAGCGGCAACGATTGCGGACGGCCCCTGGAAACCGGATATGCCGTTGGTGACGGCGGCCGCGAGCGCTTTCCAGAATCCGGCCGCGGGAATATTCGCGTATAGCTCCTGCTGGCCGGTGGTCGGCAGGAAAATCCCCACGTTGAAGGTGTTGGTGGCCGCGCCGGCGCTGATCTGCACCTGGATGGCATTGCCGACCACGCCGGTAAAAATGCCATTGAGCGTGATACCGACACCGGACGCCGCCGCGGTGCCAAGCGTTGCCGTCGCGCTCGAGCCGCTGGTGCGGGTGTACGTGACCTGCGGCGACAGGGTGGTCGGCTGGTAGATCGAGCAGACCACGCCGGTGCTGCTGGCGAACAGGCCGGCCGCGCTAATGACGGCGTTGGCATTGACCGCGGTGGCCAGCTTGGCGGCGAGCGACGTCAAGGTGTCGCCGCTGACCACGGGGATGGTCAGCGTGATCGGCGAGCCCGTCAGGACGCTGGACGTGAAAGTGACAGAGAACGAATCACCCGAGACTGCCGAGCCGGTGAGCGTGACGGTTTCGGCGCCCGACGTGAGCGCGCCCGACAGCGGGCCCGACGCCGCGGTGTCGTTGCCGTCGGTGACGCGCACCGCCCAGCCCTCATTGTTCAAACCGCTGGCCTGGCCAAACGCAATCGCCAGGTCGGTCGCGATATCGTACGGGTCGGTGAGCGACGCGGCGCTGATCGGGCCGAAGGTCTGCAAAGCGTCAAACGGCGAGCCCAGGTGCTGGGCTTTGTTGACCGCGCCCCAGCTGGCGGTGCCGACCAGACCGAACACGTCGGTGGGCACCCCGCTGATATAGCCGGGCGGGTTTTGGATCGCGATGTACAGGTCGTCGGCGGTCAGTGACGCAGGATTGAAGTTTGCGGCTGGAACGATTGGCATTGTTAAGTCCCCCGTCTAGCTTTCCAGAACTGCGTAAGCCGGCACCAGCGCCAGCACGGCGTACAGCACGTCCTGCGTCGTGATTGGATACTCCAATCGCGTCAGGAAGTCATGCCGATAAACGTCCTCGAGCGTGTCGTCCTCGATCGCATAATCGTTTTCCATGGTCAGGCGCGCCTGGGTGACGCCGTCGGCCAGCGTCGGCCCGAAATTGTCCTGCAGGCTGCCCAGCAGCGTGGTGATGGGCGACACCGCAATGGCGCGCGCGGGCTGTGTTTGGGTCCAGACCGTGATTTGCAACTGTGATTCGCGCCGCCCCAGCTCGCGTACCTGCGTGCCGCCGTTGCCGGTATAGCTTTGCAACGCCACCGGGCCGGCGGTCAGGTTGTTGAGGTGGACCGTCGCGCCCGTCGTGGTGGCGAGCAACCAGGTCGACAGCGTCGGGTCGGCGTTGATAAGCCCGGCCAGCCGGGTCGCCATGCTGCCAGGGGTGTCGCCGCTGACGGCGATTGCGACCACGGCCGCGGTTTTGTTGGGCGCGTTGGACTGCGGGGCCCTGGCGATCAGCGACACCGCGTCGCCGGCCGACACCGGGCCGCCCAGCGTCAGCGAGCCCGAATGAGTCGGCGGCAGCGTCGCCGGCGGATTGACCACGCTGGTGAGCGTCGCCGGCGTCACGATCCGGTTATAGGGGAAGGACGACCAGCGTGTGGTGTTGCGCCCCACCTTGCGGTCGTACACGCTTATCAGCGTGCCGCCGTTGCGCGCCAGGTTCTGCAGCGCCGTCACCGGCGGCCAGCCGACAGCGCACTGAATCGGTGCCAGCGCAATACCGGTCACGGCAGCCGTCACCTGCTTCTGTAAAGCCGCCATGACGTCGTAAATCGTGGTCATGGCTGGGCCACCTTGCGGTCGCACAGCAGCTGGTAGCCGACCACGCCCGCCAGCTGCTCGTACGGACTGACCACGACATAGCGCGCGCCGTTCTGGTCAATGATCGCGTCGCCCTCGCGCGGCAGATAGCCGGGCAGCGGCGGCACGTAGAAAAACCAGTGCGTCGGCTTAAGCATGCCGGGCACACCGGGGCCGAAGATCGCTTCCCCCCGCCGGTGCGCACTGCCGATTCCGGCCGGCACCAGCGAAGCGCCCCCGGCCCCGGCACTCCCGAAGGCGAACGAGCCGCCCGCGAGGACCAATGGCTGGTCGTTGTCGTGTGTGCTTTCCCAGTATTGCGACCCGTCGCCCTGGACAGCCGGCGCGACGGCAGGCCGGTAAATCGTGACCAGGCGGTTAATCGTGCCGCCGACCGCCTTATTGACCGGCGGGTGCCAGGCCAGGCACATGCCGTTGAGCTCAATCGTGCCCGGTATGCTGGTCGCGCCGGCGCCGTAGCTGACGCCAGGCACATAGGCCGGGTCGTTGAGCAGGAAAATATCGCCCAGCACGAACGGGTCCATGTTGGCGACAATGTCGATCCACTGCGTGGTGTTCTTGAGCCCGGTCAGTATTTTGGTTTCGCCGGTTATCTTGCGATAAAACAGCGGGAAGTTGCTCGCCACCTTGGCCCAACCGCCGGGGAAGTCGCCGGCCGAAGATCCAATAATCCGGAACGCGTTGTAGGGCGGCCCAAGCTTCCGCGCCGCGATGCCCTTGCCGCGGTCAATCTTACTTTGTACTGTCGCATAGCTAACCATGGCGGGCCCCGCGATGCCGCGACCACAAAGACGGACAGAATTGTCGGCTGATTATATTCGTTCGATTTTGGCCTACGACCCGCTCACCGGCGAGTTTCGATGGCGCCATAGAGATGATCGCCCAAAATGGTGGAATACGCATTATGCTGGCAAGATAGCTGGAACGATCGATGCCAATGGCTACCGGAGAATCTGCATCGACAACGGTTGCCGACACCTTGGCCAAAGACTCGCTTGGCTGATTATGACGGCGTTGTGGCCAATAAATGAAATTGACCACAAAAACACGGATAACGGCGACAACCGCTGGGACAATTTGCGCGAGGCGACGGAAGCCCAAAATAAAAGAAACAGACGCATGTTGGTTCGAAATGCGTCCGGGCTCAAAGGTGTTTGTGCACATAAAGGCAAGTGGCAGGCGACAATCTATGCCGAAGGCATCAATTACTACCTCGGTCGCTTCGACACACCAAAAGCCGCGCACAACGCTTATTGTGCAGCAGCAAAACAGCTGCATGGCGAATTTGCACGCACTGCCTAACCATCTATACATACGAAATGGCTCCCGTGCGCTGAGGTTGCTGACGCATATCCTTGTTCATCGGCGTGCCGAGGAAATCAGACAGCATTTGCCGCCAGTTTTCGTATAGGCTGCGGCGCTGCCCGGCCTCGTTGCTGCGGCCTTTCCAGACGTCGGCCTTGATCGTGTCGAGGTTTTGCGACGTGCTGGCATAGGCGTTCTCGAGCCCGTTCAAGATCGGGATATAGCCCCAGATCGTCGTGACGCCGTCCAGGCTGGTGTTGGGGTTGAGCTGCACGCCGGTTGCGGTCAGCTGCGGCGCCACCGCGCCAGTCCCGCTGCAGGTCAGCGTGAAATTGACCGGGCAGATAAACCCGACTTCCGGCACCGCGACGGCATTTTGCGAGAACGGGCCGGTGCCGTACGGCGACAGCCCCAGGATATTGGCGGCCTGCAGCGTCGCGTTGCGGTTGACGGCCGCGGTCAGCGCGTTGATCAGCGTAATGCGTGCGTCGTTGTCCGGCGGGTTGTTCAACGGTGCCGTGACGATCACGCTGACCGGGCTGCCCAGCGGGCCGCCGCTGAATGTCGCCGTCAGGGTGTCGCCGGTGTTGGGCTGCGGGCCGGTCAGCGCGACGGCGCCATAGGCCAGACCGGTCAGCCGGGCTTCCTCGTCCGGGTTTAGGTTGTTCATTTTGTATTCCAGGAAGCCGTAGGCCTGGAAAAACCGGTAACCGACCGCGCCCTGCGCCAGCGTGCCGCCGGCAGGCGATATGCGCAGCAGACCGGCGACCGGATAACCTAGATGGCGTCTTACGTCTGATTTTTGGGCTGCGGTCAGCATGGGGCTGCTACCCCACGCGCTTTTTCTCGGCGCCCTGTCCCGGCAGCGGGAATACAGTCTTGCAATGCGGGCAGCACGCCATGCCGCCGGCCTGGCTGACCGGGCAAATCGGCGCCTGGCTCGCCTTGAGCTGCTCAATCTGTGCGTGGTCGGTCAGTACCATGGTGCGCTTGAATTCGCCCACCACATTGCCCAGCAGGCATTTGAAGTCCTGCATGACCACATAGGGCTCGAACACCAGCGCGGCCGGCGCGCTTGGATGCACGACGACGTCGGCTGGCTTGTCCGGCGCGGCCGCGCGGACCTGCGCGGTGCCACAAGTCGGGCACGCGGCCTTCTTGTAATGCACCACGGCCCCGCACTGCGGGTTGGTGCATGGCCGGAAGCCGACCGGAAGTCTGGTCGCGTGGTCCGTCATACGATCGGTTCCCCGCTTGCCACCAGCGCCAACAGCAGCTGGTAGTCGACAAAATACGGGTTGCCGTAGAAGAACGACCGCGCCTGGCCGTTATAGGCAAAGTCGAAATTGTTGGTGACCAGAATCGGGCCCGAGCCGTTGGCCAGCTTGCCGCTGTTGCTGAACGTCACGGTTTCGGTTTCGCCGTCGGTCGTCACGGCCGTGGTCGTCGGGTTGGCCGGCACGGTCAGTGACAGCGTGCCGGTGACGGATTCGCTGTAGCGCACCTGGCCAAAGCCGCCCGGGACCGTAATCGCGATGCTGCTGCCGGTGCGCAAGCCGGTAATGCCGGCCGCAGCCAGCACGGGGTCGCTGTTGATTGCCGCGGTCAGGCCTGCGGCCGCCAGGGCAATCGTGGTATCGGTCGGCAGCGTGATGTAGGACACGGCGTGCGGGCTGCCGGGCAGATTGGCCGCGGTGAACGTCACCGTCAGCGTGTCGGCTGCGTCAGGCGTGGCGCCGACCACGACGGCCGGTGACGTTTTGTTGACCCAGCTGGTGACCTTGTAGTCGCCCGCCGGCACGCCGCTGATTTTGACGGCGCCGCTTGTGTCGGTGCCGATAATGCCCAGGCCGGCCAGGGTCGGGTTGGCCGCAATCGCCGCCACCAGGGCGTCGCCCATGTTGGTCGCGCTTTGCCCGGTCGTCGGCGCGGTCTGAATCACAACGCCGCCGCCCAGGCCGGGGCCGGTAAACAGCACGTTGACCTGGTCGCCCGTCAGCGCGGTGCCACCCAGCGTCACGGTCGCGCCCTCGCCGACGGGCGACGTCAGCACGGACAGATTGCCCACCGGGCCGGCGTGCTTGAACGTAATCACGGCCTCGACGGCGTCGGCGCTGATATCGGCCTGCTGGGCGTTCAGGTTGTCGTTGAACAGCGTGGCCAGCTGCTCGGCGACCGCCACCAGGGTGTCGGTGCTGCTGACCAGATAGGTGACAGAGATTTTGGGCGGGCTAAGACCCTGCGCGGCCAGCGCGCCGTTGGTCAGGTCAATGGTGATTTCGTCGCCCGTGGTGATGGTGCCGCCGATAGTCGCGGTCGCGGTCGCGGCGACGCGCGGGTTGGCCGCCAAAAAGTCGGCCGGCGACTGATTGCCACCGCCGGTGCTGTTGAGGCCGACCACGGGGGTATCGAAATTAGGCAGCAGCGTCGGGCGACGCGGCTGCACGGTGCCGACCGGCAGACCAGAAGGCGGGATTTGATCGTTGTTCGCAACCATGGCGTCAGCCCTTCTTGATCAGATTGCCGGCGTAGCGCGGCGTGGTCTTTTTCCCCATACGCACCCGCTCGGCTGCGCGCGTCATGCCCTGGCCACCGCTGACCTCTTTGTCCCAGTTGGGCGTGAAGCAGTCGGCGCCGCCAAAGCCCGGGCCGGAAAACACCGCCTTGGTGGTGCGCTTTGGCGGCGCTATCTCTTTGGCCGGCTTGCCCGCCATGTCAGTTCAACCTTGCTCGTTCTCGGATTTCCGCAGCGCGATTTGGTACGAATTCCTCAAGCGTTTGATCGCGTTTACTCGAATTACACGGAATGCAGGCCGGAACGATATTGCCGACCTCTGTCTTTCCGTCACGCGACAGCGGCATCAGGTGTTCAAGGCTCAACTTAGTTTCGGTGCCACAATATGCGCATGCGTGGTCAAACTCTTTGAGAAGCGCGAGCCAGTCGGCGCGGGTGAACTTGCCTTCGATCTGCGTCGCAGCCTGAATCACTCCATCTTTGTACGTTTCGGCACGCAGAATAGCGCGTTTCAGACGCCAGCGATCACGCAGAATCGGGCGCTGTTCCGGTCGTTTTGTATAAGTACGCATGTAGGCAGCGTGCTTTGCTCGCGCAGTCGGCGTCTTGCTGCGGCGACGGGCGCCAGCATTGTCTCTCTCTAGATTTCGCAGACGCCATGTGGCCATGCGAATTGTTCCATCAGCTATGTCGCAAGATTTGCAAGATGAACGATAACCGCTTGGATCCTTTTTTGTGATCTTGCGCCGATAGAAGTCTGTTAGTGGCTTTTCTTCACCGCATCCTGGACAGCATTTCTTGCCACTCGATAGATCGAGAGCAGGCCGCCCAATTTTGCGGGAACAACCCACTCACGGACCTCCATATTTTTTCATCGGCTCCGTGTACTTTTCGGCGCTGCGGTCGCCCTCGTGCGCCATGCCGGGCGCAGTCTCGACCTTGCCGTCACCTGGCACGGTCATGGTCGGGCCGCCGCCGCGCTGTTGCTGCACGGAGATTTCCTCGGCGCCACGCCCTTTGCTGGACTGGCCCTTGAGGGACTTGGAGATATTCTTGCTGGGCGCCTTCATGCTTTCGCTCCTGGGTCAATCCGTCTGTCGTCTTAGGCGTCAGTCCCCCGGGGCGTCGCCGTCCCGGGGGTCGCCAGTTACCCCCGTAAGCCCTTAGCCGACGTGTTCCAGCACAAGCGCGCGCTTGAACAGCGCGTTGCTGGCCGTCGGGATAATCGCCGTGGTCGCGGTGATATCGGTCGGTACCGCGAAGTCGCCCACCCAATTCCACGACAGCGAGCAGACCTGCTGCAGGCGGTCGAGGGGCGGGCGCAGGATCTGTGCGACGCCGTTGACCAGGAACACCTCGCCGATCGCGTTGACGCCTTCGCGCGCCAGCCACGTCTCGAGGCCTTCGAAATCGCCCTGGATGATCGACTCGGCGCCCAGCACAATCGGGCGACGGATGCGCTGACTGATGACCGACAGACCCGTGGCCGTGCTGGCCGCGTTGTAGGCGGCGCCGTTGTACTGCACGCCCGGGGGCTGCACGTAGGTTTCAGTCGTCGGGATGAACGTCACACCGAGCAGGCGGACAATGTCGCCGTCGCGGTATTCGCTGGCCCGGCTGTTGCCGGCAAACAGAACCTTGAAGTCCTGGTCGGCCCACAGCTGCCGCATGCTCGTGTTGTCGAGGATACAGTGATAGGTGCCGTCGGTCATGGGCGGCACGCCGTTGTCGCGCAGGTAGGCGAGCGCGTCTTCGACCAGGCCCATGGTCAGCATGTCGCTGCCCTGCAGCAACGCGGTGGTCAGGCGGGAGAACGGCCGTAGAATCTTCGGCCCGTTGAGCGCCGTCATGGCGTCGCCGTTAACCGGCGTGGTCGCGGCGGTGAACGTCAGGCTGCCCGAGATACCGTCGGGCGTGGTCGACTTGTTGGTGGCGTCCGCCGTCGCGGTGTTGACGGTCAGGGTCTGTGTCACGCCGGCGTTGCTGGCGGCCACCTCCTGCACGGTCAGCGGATTGCCGCTGCTGATAGGCGTCACGACGCCATTGACCAGCACGGTGGTGAAGCCCCGGATATCGTCAAGCCAACAGGTCGTGGTGCTGCCGGCGTTCAAGTCGGTGCGCACGCGGGAATTCCCGCCCAGGTAGGCGCTAAACAACTTGTAGCGGCAAATCCGCTCCATGGACTGGGCGGCCTGCACGCCGTTGTTGCGGCTGTTGGCAATCAGCTGGTCGGCAATGCCGGCCAGTTCCTGCTGCATGTTGGTGTCGACGGTGTCGGCGTACGAGGCAATCGTGAAGCTGTACTGCTCGACCGAGAAGGTGGACGACGTCAGGCCGTTGTCCAGGCCAGTGTTGCTGGCCGGCGTCATTGGCGTGGTAACCGGCGTTTTGCGGCCCTTGCGGGTCCGCGTCAGCGTTTCACCGATTCGCGACGGCACAGTCTCCTGCAGGGCCGCGCGCCGATAAGCCAGGATCGAATCCAGGCCTTCCTCAAGTTCGCGCTCCAGGAACCCCTGCTGCAGAATCGCGGCAAGCGCGGCGGGAAAATTGACGTATGAGCCCATGTGGGTCCCCCAAAGCGTGATTGATCGTTCCGGAAGGGACAGCGGCTGTTACCAGCGCGTCATGGGTGCCAGCACCCAGTCCCGACGATCATTCACGGCACCCAGGGGGGCGGGCGCGTGGGGGACAACGGCGATCTATCGCACGACCAACGTCACAAGGTCGGCCAGTCTCGGCCGGGACCCCAGGTTGCGCGCCTAGCCTGCTAGGCCGCGCGAGTCACGACACGCAATCTATAGAGCCGATTTAATTCGATTGTCAAATTGTGGAAAAGAAAACGGCCACGTCGGGTGTGAACCGGTGGCCGCTTCCTTGACGCTCGCCCTTTGCCCATGTGGGGCCCGACTCGTGCCGGGGACGATACCAGACCTGGCCTGCCGTTTCCATGGCCGCGACCAGAAGCCACCGAAATGGCCGCGTTGTCCGTTGTCGTCGCGGGTGGCTGACACCCGGCTATTGGTTGCCCAGACTGCGCAGCGCGTCCTTTTTTTGCTGCTCGTATGCGCGCTTGCCCTCGGGCGTCTTTGGGATATCGCGCACGCTTGTCGTCGGCGGCGCGGCCCCAGGCGCTGGTGGCGGCAGCGGCGACCCGGTACTGGCGCGCACCGGCGCTGCAGCTGGCGCTGCGGCCGGCTTGAACCAATCGGGCTTCTTAGTCTTGCCCGCCGCAATCGCCTCGCTAATGCCGGTGAACGTGCCGGTGGCCGGGTCGTACGACACGGCCTTTTTATCAATCAGCGGCAGCAGGTCGAGGTCGGTCAGCCCGGCCTGTATGGCCGCGGCCTTAAGCTCGGCGTCGATCAGCTGCCTGCGCGTCGCCTGCAGTTCGGTGTTGCCGGCCTCGCGCGCGGTACGCTCGCGATTATCCGCCTCGGTCTTGAGTCGCGTGATTTCCGCGTTAGCCGCGTCGACCTGTTCCTTGGCGGTACGCGCCTCGACGCGATTTGCCGCAGCCTCGGCGCGTGTGTTCGCAACGGTGTTTTCCAGCACGGCAATGCGGTCCTGATCGGTCTGACCAGCTTGCCGCGGGGGTATCGGCGGCGCGACCGGCGGCACAACTGCTGCAGGCGGGGGTGGGGGCGGCGGCGGTGCATTATGGACGTCAGACATTTGGGGCCTCTCTTGGGGTTAAGAGATCATAGATACCGTTTACGCAAAAACCAAGCCAAAATCACCATGCTCGGCGCGCAGTATATCACGAATGCGTGCCAGATCGTCATCGTGGCCTCGGGCGGAAACCCCGCCGTTCACGGCGGGGAGGAAGCCCGTTGAGCTTCCACGTATCGCTTGACCCTCTCAAGCGGAGCGCCCCCAGCACTGGCGGCAAAGTAGGACGGCGACCAAAGAACACCGCGCCAATAACGAGCAGCGATATCCCGACGCTCAAGTCTGAGCAGTCGCGACGATGTTCCCTTGAGGGCGTTAACCAAGGCGGAAACGGAGTGCTTCGGCGGGTACTCAATAAGCAAGTGAACGTGATCTTTTTCGCCGTCACAGGCGATAAGCACACAATCCATTGCAGCGCAGACCTTGCCAAAGTGGCTTTTGAGCCAATTGATTGCCGGGTCGTCAAGGAGCTTTCGACGATACTTTGTAACAAATACAAGGTGACAGACCAACTTAGTGACAGAATGTCTACCTCTACGATATTCGGACTTGTCCACTTGAAATCCCTCCGCAGACCAAGTAGATAGTCTGCATGATTTTGACTTTCAAGTACAGGATCAAGGACGCGACAGTCGGGAAGTATCTCGACAGGCACTCGCGTTCGGTCAATTTTGTTTGGAACTACTGTTGCGAAACCCAGCGTAAGGTTGAAGCCTATTACAAGGCAGGCGCACCTAAGCGTCGTTGGCCTTCGCATTTCGATCTCGTCAAGCTGACCACGGGTTGCGCAGCGGAACTTGGCCTGCACTCCGATACGGTCGGACAAATCTGCAAGCAGTTTGTAATCTCGCGCAATGCTGCTCGACATGCTCCGCGTTTCCGCGCCAGCGGCGGGGCTAAGCGGGCGCTCGGTTGGCTGCCCTTTATCAAGCGCTCCGTAAAACTCGACGGTGCCCATGTCGTCTACCTCAAGCGCAAATTCCATTTTTGGAAATCGCGGGATATTCCCGACGCCATCAAGACGGGCTGCTTTACTCAAGACGCCCGTGGCCGCTGGTATGTCTGTTTTCAGTGTGAAGTCGCGGATGATCTGCCAACCGGCAACGGTGAAGTCGGGATTGATCTTGGATTGAAGACACTCGCCACTTGCTGCAATGGAGACACCATTCCAGCCTTGCAGCACTATCGCAAATACGAGGCTACGCTCGCCATTGCACAGCGCGCCGGACACAAGCGCCGCGTCAAGGCTATCCATGCAAAGATTGCGAATGTTCGAAAGGATCAACTCCACAAGGCCAGCAGCAAGATTGCTGCGGAAAACCAACTTATCGTTGTCGGCAATGTCAGCGCCGCACAGCTTGCCAAGACACGTCTGGCCAAATCGGTGTCCGATGCAAGCTGGTCGATGCTGCGGAACATGCTCGAATATAAAGCCAGCAGGCACCGGGCGCGTTACGTTGAAGCCGATGAGCGATTTACTTCCCAGACGTGTTCGTGCTGCGGGACTATTCCCGCCAGCAGTCCGAAAGGTATGGGCGCGCTTGGAATAAGACACTGGGTATGTTCAGACTGTGGTTGGTCGCATGATCGCGATATGAACGCGGCTCGAAACATCCTTCGTGTCGGGGCGGAACGTCGCCCACCTGTAGAGGAAATCCCCGCCCTTTAGGGCGGGGAAGACGTTAATTTATGCGGCTCCATTATAGATGGCCGACACGACGGCACCGCCGCCGGTCAGCGTCTTAAGGCGCGCCTTGATGTACGCCGTAGTAATGCTGACCTGCGTCAGCCCCAGCTCGGTTATGGGCGCCAGCAGCACGCCGTCGGTGCCGGCCGCAATGGTGACCGACTCATTCGCGCCGCTATTCAGCACTCCGGTCAGCAGCGTCGTATTGGCATTGGGCGGGCTGCTGGGCGTGCCGGGGAATACCGCCGAGGGAAACTGAATCGTTATGGCGCCCGCCAGATTGGTCGCCGTGATCTGCACGGCCTGCATGCCGGCATCGGCGTTGATTTTGGTCACCAATGCGGCGGCGATGCTGGTGAGACTGTCGCCGCTGACCACGGTGTGCGTCAGAGTCTTGCTGCCATTCGGCAAATTGGGATTGATAAAATCCAGGCCGACCAGATCGCCCGGTGTCGCCGTGCCGCCGATCGTCGCCGTGTAGGTATTGAGCGGCCAGCCCAGCGCGTTGGTGCCGAAAACGTCTATCTCGAGCGTCGAGATTGAACCAAATGCCTCGATTGAGCCGGTCTTGGCCCAGCCGGACGGAATCCACAGGCCCTCGACCGGCGTTGCCGCGACTGCGTCCAGCAATCGTGCCCTGATGCCGAAAGGACCGCCGAACGGCGCGGACTGGTATTCACTGACCGGCTGCGTGCGCAACATGGCGTCCCCCAGTTTCGGATTACGATTCGCTCTCTATCACGGCCACAATCTCATCCTGCGCGACCACCTGGCCCAGTTCGATCCTGTGTCGCACCACGCCCGCGCAGGGGGCCGTGATCGGCCAAAGCGTTTTCATGCACTCGACCTCGACAATCCTATCGCCGGCCTCGACGCTGGCACCGTCGTCGGCGCAGCGGAGCGCGACGGTCCCGGCAATCTCAGCTCGGCATTCGGTTGTGCGCATTCGGCGGGGGACTCGGGCTATAGCATCTTTTCGTCTTGTTCGCGCCAGTTAATTGTTAGATTTGGAGCCGCGTCACGCGCGTCGACCACCGCCACCAGGGCGTCGATTGCGCCGCCGCCCAGCCAAAACGAGCCGGTGAACATGCTGGGCTGCAAAAATAGCAGCCGGCCCAGCGCGTCCTC